ACATTCACAATTTGTTTTTTGATTTTTGTAAGATCATCCATAAATCCTCGTAATGCGGTAAGTTCTGTATAGACTTCGAGTTTTATTGCTTGTTCTCGTTCGCGATATTCTTCTCGAGCAACATATTCATCTTCTTCAGTAACTAAAGGGATCTGACACAGATTACATTGAATCGGTGCCCTAGAAATATACATAAAAAAACACCTTGTGTGAATAGTGTGATTACAGGGCAACTCTGTTTTTTTCTGCGCTAGTTCAATTTGATTTTGACATAGCGTACAAAAAAGAATACCTGATACATCCATTTTATTTAGTTGTATACAACCTCTTTATGTGTAGAGGTGGCGGATACTTTCATTTACGTCATTCTTCTTCTTTAGGAAGAGTTCGATATGCTGCTTCTTTACTACAAACGGTAGGGTAAAATCCTTGATGTGGAATGGCAGGTCCTTGCTATTAAAGATACGCAGCATGTTAATCTTCTGTACAATCCCCTCTACACAGCGCTTGAGCTGCCTGACACCCTTCTCTTCACTCGCATAGTCCTCAATCACATGCTGGAGTACCTCCGTTGAAATACTTACCTTTTCCATCAGGTTCACCTCGCGAAGCGCCGCAGGAACAAGATACTGTTCAGCGATTGCGAGCTTCTCCTTGGATGAATATCCATTGAGTTCAACGACAATCATGCGATCAAGCAGAACCTTGTCGATCTTTGAAATGTCATTGCCACTGAAGACAAACATCACCTTGCTCAGATCAATCGGAACACCTGAGAGATACTTGTCCTCAAAATCACTATTCTGTACGGGATCCGTCAGGTGGATCAGCATATTCTGAACCTCCTCGCCCTTAGGAGTTCCACTGATCTTGTCCAGCTCATCGAACATGAGCACCATGGACATTGACTTCGCAGCTACGAAAGAGTTGACAATCTTGCCACAGTGACTGCTTTCATAGACAAGCTGGTGGCCCGTATACGTGGTCGCATCTGAATCACCACCAAGGCTGATGAACTGAAACGGCCAATCAAGCGCCTTCGCAATACCATTCTTGATTAGGCTGGTCTTACCAATACCAGGAGGGCCAACGAGCAGAAGACTCAGGCCACGAGCATTGGAGTTTGCGATCTTACTTGCGATGAACTGAAGAATCTGAAGCTTTGCCTCTTCCTGACCATAGATCGCGTCGACCATACAGCGGCGCGCCCGCTCCATAAAGGCGCCGCAAGTATCCGTACCATCTTCGATCTTTACCGGCATCTCCTTATAAAGACCAAAGGGTACGCTTGTAAGCTTCTCAAGCCAGGCGCGCAGCTTGAAATACTCACCACTACTTGGATCAAGTGCCTGAAGACTGTTATACTTGTTGAGCACCATCGCCTGTGTCTCCCCAGGAAGATTCATCGAGAGAATCTTGAACATGAGTGGCTGCTCAGCCGTTGCCGCACTTGACTTCCGCTCAAGTGCCTCAATCATCTGCTTCTGCTTTGGCTCACTGAGGTTCTTGAACTGATCAATATGATCATCAATCGTATTCTCCTCAATAGGAGCACTGACAAGCTTTACAAACTTCTTGACGATCGCGGACTCCTTCTTCATGTTATGACGCTTCGGAATCATCCGTTCAGAGTTATCCTCAAGTGCACCAATGCTGATACTAAAACCATTCAGGTGCGAGTGGGGATCCTCTTCTTCCTCATCCTCTTCATCTTCCTCGTCATCCTCATCATCTTCCTCTTCCTCATCGTCTTCATCTTCCTCCTCATCCTCATCCTCTTCCTCCTCTTCTTCCTCCTTGCGACGGGAAGACTTCTTCTTCTTGGGCTTTTCTTCCTCCTCTTCTTCATCCTCTTCTTCCTCTTCCTCGTGCTGCTTGCGACGAGCAATACGGCGCTTTAGGAGTGTAAGTTCCTCCTCATCCTCGTCCTCAGAAGAGGACTGTCGCTTGGAAGAACGAGAAGATGACTTCTTCTTACCGATGCGACGCTGATGAATACGTTCGCGAGCCTTGAGCGCAGCCTTACGACTCTCCTTCTTCAAGAGTCGCTCGGCAATATATGACTTCTTCGCAATCTCCTCGCTCGGTGACGTATTTCCATCAAAGGAGGAACCATCATTTTCATCCTCCTCCTCCTCATCTGAAGAGGCGATCAGATCCCGAATATTTCCCTTACTGTCTACACTTTCATCATCATCATCGGCACGACCGCGACGAAGACGGGGCGCAGGGCGGCTCTTACGCCGAGCACCGGACACTGCTGAGTCGGAGGGATCCCGTCGAGATGACTTCTCGTTCTTCTCGGATGAATCCTTGTTATTCCGCTTCTTATTGGCTAGCATTCTACGGTTTTCCTTCATTTTAGATATTCTGAAAACGCAGTTGTGAAACCGGTTCATTCAACTTTTTGGTTCGCCTAAAATTTACACGTTGCGCCTGCGTCCACCACGTGTTTTACGTGCCTTGCCGCCCTTGCGGCTCTTGCGCCCCTTACGTCCCTTGCGAGTAACACCACGCAGTAAATCGTGAACAGCCGCATTGAAATGACCTGTCACGCTGCGGCCAATACGATTTACACCCTTCGCGCCCACCCCAACAACACCCTTCGCCGTGTCCGCGACCGCACCGACCGTATTCGAGCCGGCCATAACGGTATGCCCAAACGGGCTCCAGAGACGCGTAAAAACTCCACTCTTACGACCATACGACTTACGAGTGCGCGCCATTTCTTTCTACTATAAAAAAGTTTTTATTTTTACACATCAGTTCTTTTGAAGATTATCACGAATATCCATAAGGGCAAATCGGGATTTCGGAGTAATGCTCGGAAAGGTTTCTCGGGTACTTTCTAAAATCTCCTCCAACTTAACCCGAATACATGCGTACAGCTGTTTCCGCAGATTTACAAAGAAGTTTGTATTTTTCTTATGAACAACTCGTGCCATTCGTAGTAGACAATCCGCATATTCTTGAATCTCATTTGACTTATTTTCTTTTGATCCGAAGACAAAGATATTTGTAATCAGAACCTCAAATGTTTCTTGAAGTGAACTTAAATCTACCGTTTCAAGAATCACAAGTTCTGCAAGAAACTGACTGTAGCCAAGGCGATATTTCTTTTCAATATTTCGTTCTATAAACATTTTATAGTCAACTGATTCACTTTCGTCTAGATCTTTGAAAATAGTAATATAACTTTGAAAGAGTTCATTCATTTCAGTTTGGATCACAGGATATGTTGTACGCAACTCACTTAGTAGTTTTGCATAGAGAGGGCAGAATATGTCTTCTGCTGCTGATTTCTTAAATACAAGTCGCATAAACTCTTTTGTAAAGCCTGTTTCTCCGTTATCCAAGATTTGATAGAGAAAATCACGAACTTCTGTATAGGTTTTAGCACTAAACTTATTTAGCTTATTCAAAATAATCGAGTTTAGAATGGTTTCTTCAACAGGCGCTTCTGTATTTTTAAAGCGACTCTGGTATTTCTGGTAGGGCGCAGAAACCATAGGTTGCTCATGCGATGTAACTGTATTGGTATTCTTCCAACGATTTGCGGCTCCGCCGCCACCTCCTCCGCCACCGCCCATATGTTGGCGGCGAGAAGATGACATAGTTCCGGATGTACCCGAAATACCACGCCGCCAGTTTGGCGTAATAGGATCAGTGTCATGTAAAAGCGGTTCAATCATTCGTACTCGTGTTAGAATCTCCTCTGATGCAACAGGAGCACGAGAGCGTAACTGTAGAATAGACTGTACAAACTGCGCAGGTGAAGAATCCTCTTGTGAAGAAGAGGATTTTCCCTGACTTCCTATGGAAGACATCGCTAGTGTATAACTCATTTTCTTTCTTTTAAATCAACGCTATTTGCGGGAGGTTCTCTCAATTTTAACTCTTTTCTTTAACAAACCATGGATATCGTAAAAGAGATGGGATCGACTCAATGGATTGAGCCGTTAGGTTTTCAACTCGAAGAAACAAAACAACTTTTTCTTCAGCGGCTCAAGGCTTTTAAAACAAAACCCGAACAGATTCTTTCGGCACAGAAACCAATCGAATCACTTCGGACAGTTCTTGCTTCAAAAGAAACAATAACCATGTCAAAACTGTTTCTAAAACTCAAAGAGTTTGAATCTAAACTTCAAGAGTTTCGTAAAAAACCGGAAGATTGGGAACATGAAAGTCTTTCTCAACTTGTATTTACTCAAGAATGGTCACAGCCATTAAATCAGGTTCCGTATTTATTGCCGGCACTTTCCATCTTTAAAATCTATATTTTTCCCTTCTTCGCTGTGATTATTCCCTTGATTTCATGGATTTTGCCGTATTTAGTTCTACGGTTTATGTTTGGTATCTCAATGCCCTTTGAAAACTATCGTAAAATGCTTTTTTCAATGTGGTTAGGTGGAAAAGACTGGTCTACAATGACAACATGGGAACATGTTCGCATTCTATTTCAAACTACCTGGACACTTTTTGGTATGGCACAAGGAATCATTCAGCCGATTCAACAGGCCTTTCACATGAAGAAAATCAATGAATCTATTGTTGAGCGGGGTCAAACGCTTCAACGATTTGTAGCTACCGTCAAAGAGTTTTTCGCAGTATATACGGCAACAACGGGGATTGCTGTGAACTCGGCGCATATGGATCTATGGCCAACTGATGAACCTCTACAACTTTATGCGTATGTGCGTGATCATCCGCACGATGTTGATTGGATCTGGAGAAAGATAGCAAAGATTGAACTTGAATGGCGCATCGCATTATGTCCTGACATCTGCTTTGTAAAGCCTCGACGGGGATCGAAACCGTTTTATGCGATCAGGCAGTTTTTTGACCCTTCAATCCCCGCGTCCAAGCGTGTTGCCTCCGATTTTGTTTCAAGCGCACCGCATACTCTATTAACAGGACCAAATAAGGGTGGAAAATCATCCATTCTTCGGGCGATTCTTCTAAATACATGGCTCGCACAAACAATGGGCATTGCTTTCGCAGAGTCCATGGAACTCGTTCCCTTTCATTGGATTGAATCTGGTCTCCGTCTTGTGGATGAACCTGGAGAACAGAGTTTATTTGAACGCGAGCTTGCTTTCGCAGCAAAGGTGATTCGTCGCACAAAAACATCACAACGCGGTCTTCTTGTCTACGACGAGTGCTTCCACAGTACAAATCCTCCTGATGGCAAGAAAACGTCACAACGGTTTCTCAATCATATTTGGGCTCGTTCAAATGTGATTAGTCTCATTAGCACTCACGTATTTGAACTTGTAGAGGATGCGCCGGCCGAGATTCAGAGACTTTGTGTTCCAGCGGAGATAACACCTACGGGGATTCGCTTTTCATTTTCATTGGCACCCGGTTTATGTAAAGTGAGTAGCGTCGAGGAACTGTATACAAAATACAGATTTCCATCTGCGGATAAACCTAGTTCTTGAAACTGCTTCGTCTAAACAGAACACATAATGGCCGGCTCATTTACCGAGGCGCTTACCATTGGTATCACACTTACGCTAGTATTCGGTGCCCTTTGCTTCTATCTCTATAGTCGTCTAGTCCAGAGTGAGAAGCGGGTATCGCTCATTGAGCAGATTCTGCTTGATGTAAAGATGTCAATGGAAATGATGGGTTCAGCCAGTGGACCCGCTCCATGGGATTCATCCGATGAATCTCCGAATATGAGTGTAAATCATGTTCAGCCGGTCTCGGCTCCTGAGCCCCTGAATACAGAGGATGTAGATTCGGCTGATGATGAGGGATATTATAAGGATGTTTTATCACAGGTGGGTGCTTCTACGGCACCGACAACTCGTGCCGTTGATCTAAGTGGCGCTTCCTCTGGAGCCCCTGTAACAGTGTCACAGAAGGTTAATGTTAACTATGAGTCAATGACGGTAAAGGAACTGAAGGACCTTGTAAAGAAGCGTGGCCTGAAGCTTCCTTCAGGCGCAGGTCGTAAGGAGCTTACTGAGGCGTTAAAGAAGCAGGATGTTCCTACACCGACTGAGCCGATCGGTGCCCCGCCTGCGACTGAGGGCGCCCTTCTTGAGGAACCGGTTGAGAGTGAATCCCTTTAGAATCTTCAAATAGATGGACACGAAGCTCTTCCGCCTTCCAACAGAACCTTCATTGTATGGATCGATTCCAACAAGAGTTGCGGAACAAGCAACCATGTCACGACTTACTCCTAAAGATGTCTATGCGGCCGGGCCCGCACCCGATTCACGCTTTCCCGGTTGGGCAGGCCCAATGGAGGATGGTCGCCTTGTGACGGACTATAGAACTCATTGTTCTGAGAATATCCCAGCGGGCCAACAGTTCGCCGTTCACCAATGGATGCAACGTAATGCCGAATCGATTCTTGAGATTTCTCGTACTCGTCAAGCTAAACAGGCGGGTGCTCTTCAGCAGTTTGATTCTACGGTTGTACCCCCTCCGCAGAGCGTTGTTCAGTGTAATCCTGCTGGATGTGCCACTCAACTTACGCATCTCCCTTCTGGTTTTGGACAAGAACGGCAAGAACCGGTTCCTGAACTATTTGGAACCTTTGCGTATCAGAAAACCGAGGGTAGGCAACCATTGCCTCCGATTACACGGACTTCCGAAGGTGGACGGAACTCGCTGCGTGGTCGTGCCTATTCCAATCTTGGAACACAGGGTATCGGCAATGTGAATCTAGGAGGGACATACTTGCGCGCTGCGTAGGCATGGTCTAAGGTACTCCTAAATGAAAGAGTAGATGACCACTGTACAAAAGGGAGTATTATGTTTTGACATTGGTATTAAGAATCTGGCCTGGTGTATTACAAGTCTATCAGGCGAGACAATATCCATTGTTGGATGGGGTAACTATAATCTTCTAGAGGATCGCGAGGCGGAGAGTGCCGGTCCAAAAGCCGCTACCTGCGGCCATTGCGCAGCGAAGGCAAAGTTTACATCTGTACATGGACTCTCATGTCAACGGCACATTCCAGTAACGGCTCCGCTTCTTAAGGATGCGAGTGGAGTGATTTTTACGAAGGTTCCCTCCGCACCTGAACTCCGTGCTGCTCTTTCTGTAAAGGGTATTCGTCCAATGCCAAAGACAAAAGATGCGATGTATACGGCAGTTCAGGCCTTTTCATCGGTGCCGGTCGTAAAGATAAAGGTTCCTCATGCCGCGGCGATGGATATGGCAAAACTTCACGACTCACTTCGGCGATTTGTAGATACACTTGTTCCTTTTTTTCCACAGATTTCTGAAGTTCGCCTTGAAAATCAACCGGTTTTGAAAAACCCGGTTATGAAAACGGTTCAGATGTTACTATATGCGACATTGCGCGATCGAATGATTTTAGAAGTGCCTGTACCGCCCTTCAAGTTAGTTCATGCTGGAATGAAGGTCAAGGGTGCAGCGGTTGGAGATACTGGATATGCCGCGAGAAAGAAGGGATCTGAAGAAAGGACAGAGGCAAAACTCTCTACGGTTGTAAATAGTGCGCATTGGCTA